TAACAAGACCACTAAACGCACCTGTGAGGCCAGCGTTGGCACTAGTAGCTCCACCAAGGAGCATAGCAGATTCAACGGCGCGCTGATGCGAACGAACCATCGACTCGTTCAGAAGCGGGAGGATAGCAACAATGGCGTCCTCTTCGGTTTCGTTAGCAAGGTATGTTAACGAAATAAGCTTCTTTGTGGTGATCGTCTTGCTGGTGAGGTCAACACCACCATAGGGAGATCCGTATGTATCGCCACGCTCAGCAAGGTTACCGTGCGGATAGTTAGGTTCCGCAGCAGCTGTACCCTTCGCGGTCGAGAATTCAGCGTATCCAGCGTCCGGCAGGATCGGGATGACCATGCTAGCAGCATTCATTTGAATTTCGCGGAAGAGAGGGGCCAGAATGAGACCATTCTGAATATCGCGCTCGATAGCAGTAGAAACGATAGTTTCATACGCAGAGATCGTCACGTCGGCAGGAACCTGGGTACCCGACATTGTGTTGGCTTTTTCAATAACGCTCTTACCAAACTTAGTATTCCATCCCTTATTGAGAACGGCACCAAGAACATAGGCATCACGCAGATCGGCTTCAGCAGCAGCTTTCCAATCTTTCTCAGTGTTAGCAACAAAAGCGCGCTTCGAGTTCTGAAGAGCAGCAACTTCCGCTGCACGATCCTGAAGGGCAGCCTTCAGAGAATCAATTTCTTTTTGCGTTGTTTCGCGGCTAGCATCAAACGCATTCTTAACTTCCTGAAGAAGTTTCTCGGCACCAGAGGCACCAGCAGACGCCGCAACTGTGCGGATCGCCTCTTCTTGGGCTTTTTGCTTTTCAGCTTCTTCACGGGCTTTCTTCTCGATCGCGTCCCGCTCAGCTAAAGCCATCTTTACGGCCACAGCTGATTGTTTCGCAATCAGAGCCGATAATTCCTGTTCGTCCATATTTTTTCCTTTCGGCTGCACGGCAGCCTGTAACTTACCAGATTCTGGTATAATTAGTCCTTTTTTGTATGCCTCAAATTCGGCTGGACTAAATGATTTGACTAGTTCAAAAGTTGCAGCTTGATTCGCTGGCACAGAAACCACACTAATTTCGTATAGTTCTGCATCTTTAATAAGCAAACCACCTGTATCTTTCATGTAGTCTGCATCTTTGACTTTAAATCCGACAGAAAAGGTGCTAAGTACACCATCAGTAATAAGTTGCGCGATATAAGGATCAGCCTTGCTAATTTTCGCTGTAATCTCTAATCCTGTATCCGTAATCTTAAGATCGGTACCTCTACCTATAGGTCGATTGTAATCATGGTTAAACAAAATAATGGGGTTATTGAGGTAGTTTTTCATACCACCTTTTTGCCATGCGGAGGGCTCAATAATATCACCCGTCCGGTCAATATCGCTAGTAGAAGCCATGCCTCTAATAGTGATCGTCGAAGAATCTTGCGAAACGGCTTTGATCTTCGACAAGAGTGTATAGATTTTATCCTGTTTCATAAGACTTTCTATTTTTCTTAGCGTAGAAAACTTGTGGGCCACTTCTACGTCTGATTCTTCATAACCTTCTCCCATCTTACGCCAAACGGCAATTACTGCCGCAGGGTTATCAGGGGTTCCCGCAATACCTTGAATTCCTGTTTCACCATTTCTAACAATGCGTTTAATTTTGCCACGAGCAGTTCCTCCGCTAGAGTTCCACTGAACAAAGTCCCCTACTTTGAGGTCGCCAGGTTCAGCTTTTGTTTCCTGCTGAAGATATTCGTATGCATCTTTAATGTAAGTACAAGCTAGGATAACTTTCGAGACGACATACTTTGGTAAGCTAATCTCCTCAGTCATCATAGACTCGATTTCTTTTGCCGCATTAATTAGGATCATAAGCTCAGACTTAGCCATTCCGCCTTCGTAATCATACTCCTCATCAAGCTGCTTTTCGTAGCCTTCTGATTTAATATAGTCACGTGCATCACGGATATAATCTGTTCCTAAGATAATTTTTGAAATAACATGCCCGGGAAGATTATCATCATCTCCTAGCATATCATGTAATTTTTTGGAGACATCCATGATATTTGTAATTTCATACATAATCATGGTGCCTTTGATTTCGTCATCATCCTCCTCATCATCCTCTTCTTCTTCGGGATAATCAGGAAGTTCATAGTCAGACATGGAATCATCTTCTTCTTCGTCCATAGACTTTTTATCTAGACGATCCATGGTTGCCACTTTTGCCCGTGACCAACTAAACCCAGCATCACCACCCCAAAGGGCCCAAGCAACTCGTCCGGGAGAAGGATAACCCTCTTCACCGGGGCTAAAGCCTTGAGCTTGCTTATCGACCTCATGGCGACTAAAGAAGGAAAACATCCGTCTTACTGTGCTAGGGGATAATTCTGTCTTGTTCTTGAGCTGATTAGCGCGAGCTAAACCCACTCGGGTACCACCACGCTTACCTTCAGCTTTCCAAGCCAAGGCACGTTCAGCTTCCGCTTTCATGCCATCTGTTGGGACTAAATTGATATTTTGTCCTCTATACCTCGCCATTCTCTTCTTTCACTACCGGCTTAGGGGCAACTTTCTTTGCCACAGGTTTAGGTTTTGCAACCACTACCGGCTCTTTAGGTGGGAGTTTGCTCATTGCTGTTTCAACAATAAGCATAGCTCGACGCCATGTTCCAAAGTGTCTAGTAATTAAGGGAGCGCGAAACGGAGGGTTTAATTTTGCATATTGAACCTGATTCATTTCTCTAGGTTTAATATCATTATCCCTAAAATACTCAGCCAATTGTTCAGCAAAAATAGTGTTTCTACTCATTTGTTCCTTCTGGGGGTCGGCCACCAACACTGGGGTTGACAGCGGATCCTGCTATGTTTTGTGGGATACGTAATCCATCTTCATCAGGCATTACGGGGTAGGCAAGACCTTTGCGAGCCTCATTAACGGTAATAATCCCCGTATTAACTAGTGTACTATAGAAAGCGGCTTGTTCTTGCAATTCTGGTTGTAATCCAGGAATGTCGTTATCTGGAATAAGCTTGTATCCAAAGAAACGCTCAGACGCTTTAAGTACTTTATCAACCAACGGAATTACAGTTTCAATATAAAATAATCTTTGATTAGGTCTAATGTTAGCATTGTTGCCTCCATTAAGTAAAGTTGGAGGTATACCTAATGATTTTAATACTCCATCTTCCTGAATACGTATGCTGCTTTCAAAATCTAGCTCCTTAAAGCTAGTATTTGTAAGACGATCAAGCTCCATGCCGCCATCAAGGATAAGGGGTCGTTTACCTCCATTGTCCGGGCTATAGGCACGTAGCCAGCCTTCAATCATACGTTCTTTAATTTTATCGCTAAGACTATTTGGAGATTTAAGAATAAGACCGGGCACAGCTCCGTTCTCAAAAAACTTAGTTTGAAAACTTAACATGCGATATAACAAATCCATGTTACGTGCAGCCGATTTTAATCTAGAAGCTCCCCTATAAATGCCACGAATTGAGTTATCTTTAATGTGAATAACTTCGCTAGGCGTATAATCGTAAGTTTGCATCTTATATGCACTTACATACAGTTTTTCATCAGTGATAATTTCAACTAGATAAGCGGGAAGGTGGTAAATATGTACACCATCAAAATAAATAAATGCGTTACCTTCAACCAGTAAGTCTGTAAAAATTAATCTACGAAAAGCAGAAATATCTTGAAATGGATTAGGCTCCGAGTTAAGAAGCCGCATTACATTGCTACGACGAACACCTTTAGTGGGAGGAAAATCTTGTGCAATTACTTCCTCTTCCACAATAATGTCAATCTGACTAGCAGCATCAACAAGCATATTTACTGCACGGTTTACAATTCCAAGGTTCTCATAGTATCCCCAGTACACATTGGCAATGGGAGCAATATTACGACCTTCATTTAAATAAATTACAGGTTGCCCCGGATTAAGTTTCTCCCGAAATCCCAGGCCCTCTGCCATTTTTGTCCATATTGACATTTACCCATTTCCTTTGTGCTACTGCGCTGGTTATTACAGGCGCTTTGCCGAACACGGCGTGGAGACCTTCATGATGTTTTTTACATAACGTTACTACGTCCTC